ACCTGATCTACATACGCCGGAACAGAAAGGGGGGTCTTCACGTCTAGAATATGCCAATTAGTATTGTATGTGGCAGTTCTTAAAGGCACAACATTGTTGACGTACGTGTACATGGGGGACCCATTAACATATCTAACAGTTGCCGTACCATTTGGAATACCAGTTATACTAAGATTCACGTCCAGCGAACCACCAAAATAAGCATGAGTGAAACTCAAAGCTTGGAATGCGTTTGGTGAACTAATTTGGAAAGTGTTACTATCTGGACTGACGGTCTTCCCAGGAATTGGCGAAATGGGGATAACAAACAGCCGCACCACTCCTTCGGTAGTAGATGCCAGGCTACCCTTAAACGTAAAAACATCATCAAAACGCCTAGCACAATCTTTTATGCTAGGCGAAACACCAAATCCATCTAACATCACAACACGAGAGGAAGTACTCACCACTGGCGGTGCTATACTCATACCATTGACGTAGTCTTCTACTTCCTTATCATCATCTTCAAACTTCCCCACTCCGTCTTCTTCCGTGACTCCTTCTCTAACGGCAGTTAGAGAAACACTCTCCAATGAATTTGATGCAACTGGGCCTGAAAAACTACATGTAAGGGGACTAACGCGGGGACAAAACAACTTAACTCCGTCCCTGAACCTACTAGACACTACTATAGTAATGTTGTCCGAACACAAAGCATTACTAGTGATGTTATTTACAAGGCTGACAGTGAGGTACCCGAAGCTAACGAATGGTTCCCCTGTTTCAGTCTTTAGCATCAAACGCGGGACATTAAAAGGGAACATCCTCCATGGGGAAATAATGGGGCACTCAATAGTTTTTGCTACATCTTCTTGGAACGTAACGGTCTCACTCCTTCCAGCAAGGGCGTGGCCCAATCCCTTTGGGGGATACGTAGGGTTAAACGCAAAGTTAAGTGTTACAGTCTGCATAGCAGACTTAACAAGCACAAAATCATACAACTTGGCCCCTTGTACATACTGGTACAAGGATGCACTGAATGCAGCAGGGGTAGGGTTAAAGGAACCCCTACTAAGGTCGCTAACACCATCAAAACTAACACACCCATCGATAACTGAACAAGGAATATGGAAAAGGACACCAGGAGATGTGCTTACCGGAACTTTAACAGCAAATAAAAGGCCAGGCCTATATAAACTGCCGTTATGGTGGGGATCATCATATGAGATTCCTTCCAACGGTGACTCGTGATGTGAGTCATCTATATCCATAACCACCACCTTACGTGGTCCGACAGCACCAGGGAAGTTGTCCACGTTAAGCGGTAAGATCCTACTCTCAGTAGCAGGGTGAGCCCATGGGGCATCAAGTGTGATACTACTCAGCAGTCCAGACAAACCGCCAGAAACAGCAGACCCAATGGCAGATGTTAAACCTACAGGGTTAGTGAGCTCAGACACAGTATTAGCAACATTGGATACAGTTTCAAGGATTTTATCAAGATTTTGATATTTTGCAGGATCCTTGACAATACGCTTGATAATATTTTGCTTAGCAACTTGTTTTGAAAAACACTCTCCAGAAGCATAATTACCCTTAACTTTTCCTTTCTCTACTACGGCATTTGCTGTCCAAACACGCAAATGGGGGGGGCCTGTGCTATTATACTTATAACTAACACTAAACTTATCATTATTACACAAATCGGCATACTTGGTAGCATGCTTGACACTAAACTCTTCATTACTCTGGTACGAGTATTTCGGGTCTAGCGTCATTGCTACATTGAGAGGTCTCTTTCCTTCTCCCCTCAATCCCTTAAACCTGACAAATAAAGTCAGGTTAACACTACTAGATGAACCTGTACCACACTCTGGGGGCACAAAATTGTAAAGAGCTAAGGTTAAGATGTGAGTTGGTACTACCTGATTAGTAGTAGTACTAACAGAAGAAACGTGGAAGTTCCAAGGAACGCTCAAAACTGCACTATTAGACTCAGTATATGAAATTTTAACACTGGGCATGTTAAAAGCCCTCTTCTTATCAATCTCCAACACTGATTTAAAATACTCATTTCCGTTACCAGAACGAGTATCGGCTGCAAAAAGGCTACCGGGAAAGGCGGTCATAAGAGCCATACCAGAAACGTTGGGCGGGGCAGAAACATTAACGTAAGCTTCAACAGAATCCCATGATACAAAAGCTGACGAATTGAGTAAGTTTAGAGCTGGGTTGCTACTCACATACTCATTGTCACTGTTAATCAAGT